GAGTTGAAAAGAGCATCTTTATCAGGATGAATGTCATCATTTGTATTGCTTGTATATTCTGTAAACAAGCTCTGATTAAAACTCATATAATCAATAAATCTTCTTGTATAGTATTCTGCTATATCTCTATGTTTTTCTACTAGGTAATCTACTTCTTCTTTACTTACACTTTCTGCATTTTCTGAAACGTGCTTACTGATACCACCATTTTTTATTTGATATGCTGCAAATGGTAAATAGTCCACCATTGCAAAATGAATAAGCATAGGTTGTATAAAATCATTGACAAGGTTTAAATAATTACCTGTTAAACTACCTGCTATAATATCAGAGCTTATTTTGTTGTATAGATCAGTACCTAGATAGTTTCTTATATGTATCTGTTGTGCAATCTTGACAAATCCAATAAATTTATCTACATCAACATTGCCATCAATGATGGAGTTTCTTTTTAAATCTATTGGTTTTATAAATAATGCTACTGCCATCTCTTAATTCTTAAATCCCATTTTATTCCAATATGCTGCCGTAAATCCTTTATTAGGCATATTACGAGGTGCTATTGATACTTTCTTTGCATTTTTCTCTGGTCTAAAACCTTTCTTTATCGCACTTGTTGTGCTTACTACATCTCCTAGCGATTTGTTGCCTTCTTTTCTTGCATATATTCTTCTAGTCCATCTGTGCGAACATCTAGCACCACCTTTATATAGCCATATAGAATATGTATTTGCACCACCCTTGCCAAATCCTGCATTAACTACTTTGTTATCCATTGCCTTAATATCTTCTTTACGATAAACTTTCTTTGCGTTCATCATCTTAATACAAAACTCTCTTGATCTACCTTTTCTTGTTTTGTAAGCACCACTATAAGGTGTATACATATATCTTACTAAATAGATAACATCTTCTTGTCCTTTCTTTTTTGACTTGCCATCTTGTTTACTATCCCTGTATGGTTTTGCACTTCCTGTGTTTGCTAGTTCTGTCTTTTCGTTCAGCTCTGCAATCTTTTGATCCAGTTCGTTTTCTGTTTCGTAATCTACCTCAAACTCATCTATAAGATCGTATTTTTCTAAAAGCTTATTTTCATCTTCTCCTAAATCTATCAAAGCATCTGCGACATCATTGTCTATGTATTTGTCTAAATCACTTCCAAGACTAACACAACACCTCTCCTCGCTTAATTTAACGCCTGTTTCTTCCTCTTTCGTTTCTTCATCTTCTACATTCTCCAAGTCTGTAAATTCAAGTGGTTGTAGGGTCTTAAAATAAAGATTGAGTGAAATCTTGTTATATGACAATATTTTGTCGAAACAGTCTATTAATAAATGTTGAAAAGGTCTGATGACTGTATTGTCTAGTAATATAGATGCAGTCTTTAATTCATCTGCATTGTTACCTAGTCCTGACTGGTCTTTGATACCAATAAGCATAGGAGATACAATACGATGAGCTACCATAATCTTTCTTGTGCTTTCCTCACTCAAGAATTGATATTGTTGGTGTGCATCTGATAACTGAACAGGATCAATACTTGCTGCCGTATCTGCATTGTCATTAAAAGCAAGAATAAATTTACCTGCATTACTACTACCAGAAAACTTTTGTGATATTCTTTGTTCAATGAGTTCTCTTTCTTCTTCGTTTGGTACACCATTGTTAAAATTAATCAACATACTTGGAGACATACCATTCATTATATTATTTAAGTGAAAATTACCTACTTCTTCTTCAAGCTCTGCATATTGCAAACCACCCTGATAATCTACAGGACTATAATAATGATACCCTGCTCTATAAGGTTTGACATACAATATTTCTATTGATTCGTTACTCTTACCAAACGCAGGTATTCTTTTTAGTTTGCTTTGTGGTTTGTATTCTGCCCAATCGTGAAAATAATAGTAAGCATTTATCTCTCCATCCTCTCCTGACTTTTCAGCTCTTAATGTTTCTACTGGAAAGTGTTCTACTTGTGCAATTGTATTTCTATCTTTAGAATAAATTATCTGTATAGAACATTGTCCCATTAATTTAAGGTCATAGCAAAGTTTTCTTATGCAATCATTGTTAAACAAAGAAATCATCTTTGCATATTCTTCAGGTTTTCTGTTACTATCTGTAGCATCTAAACCTTTTCCATAAATCATTGCAGAGATAGCATTTACAATAGCATTGTTTGTTGGACTACCATTGTATCTGTCTATAAGATATCTAAAGTAGTTGTTATCATCTCCATAACCTATCCATTCTTTGTTCTTGTATTCAACAACTTTAGGTGTGGTGTAACTACTTAAATTTATAACTCTTAAATCGTTCATACTATTATGTAATCGTTATCGTGTGATCCTGATGTTTCATCAAATGTAAACTGTCCATCATTTATATCATAGTGATTGTTGTTTGCTTGATTAATAGTTTGATCTGTGCAAAATACTTTGTCTTTGTAAACAGTTGCACTACCACTTATCAAGCTCATATCATAGTATCTACCCTCTTTGAGTACAGGACTTATAGTTGCAGACAATCTTTTGAAATTGCCATTATCAGAAGCACTTACACTTGAAGAAAATACTTCTTTGTTCTTGCTTGTATCTCTTAATTTTAAAGTATATGATGATGCGTATGTTCTTGGTATTACATCAATATTCTGTGCAGAACTACTCGTTGTCAAAACCTTCATACTTATATATCGAAATATAAAGGATATTTTGTATAGGTGCAAAAAAAAAGAGGACATAAGCCCCCTTTCTTTACTCAAAATACTAAAATTAATTTACATCAATCTGCGTTCCTTGACTTTCTGCGTTGTAAGCAGCAGTTGCAATAAAGTCTGGTGCTTCTGTTTCTTGTGAAACAAATGTCAAAGAGTAACCATAAAGGTCGCCCATTGCTGCACCATTACTAAATGTACCCGTTGTTAGTTCGCATCCGTGATCTTTACCCACTAATCTGAAATTGCCATTGTAATCCTCAACAATAATGTGAGGTCTTGATACTGCTAGTAATTTAATTTCTGCTTGAGTTTTTTCTTCTTGGAAGATCAAGTTCATCACTACTGTAGTTTCATAGAATGTCGTTCCATTCTCTCTTGATGATGTTACAGTAGTATCCATTGTAGAGTTCCCTTTTACATCAAACTTCATAAATGTTGGCGAACCACCAAAGTCTGTTATCAAATCATTTGCGATAGTCAAAGCACCTAATGTACCGAAATCTGCAAACGTAATAGACTTTAATCCACCTACCCCTGATTTACAAGGTAACTCTCTTCCTTTTGTTAATGTACAAGCCATAATTTAAAATTTTATAAAAAAAGGTAAGTAGGCATATACCCCACCTACCTTTCTTATGTTAAACAATATTAAGAATACAATACAATATCTGATCCGATGCCGTGTTGTACTCCTGCACTTCCTCTTAAAACAACTCTTACGTTTTGTGAGCCATCAATGTCAGCCATATCAATCAACTTAACTTCTTGCCAGTCATTTAAAAGACCAGTTCCGAAGAATAAGTTAGATGATTCTGCTGCAACCATTTTGTCATTACCTAACCCTGGTGCAGTAAATAATGGAATCCCTTGAAAGTTCATATCTGTTTTACCAACGTGATACAATTCTCTATAACCTAATGCTGCTTGAGCTTGAATATAAAACTTTGCTGCACTTGTAGGAATATAAATCTTTAAATCCTCTTTGTTGTAAACTCCACTTGGAATTGCATTTACTACTTTGCCTAGCTCGTCAATAATGTTAGATGCTGAAAGTGTAGTACCAGAAACATCAACAACATCGCTATCTGCTGCTAATAATGCTTGAAAGCCGTTAAACTCTCCATTATTTGCAGTAGCACCTTGCCAAATGTTTTGTTCTACTTTTTCTGCAACTTTTGCTGCAACTTGTGCAATTAAGAAATCACTAAATCTTCTTGGTAAATTGTCATATTGACTAAAGCCCATAGATGCACTTTCCCAATCTTGTCTGAAATCTTTTTTACAAAGTTGTAGGTTTACTTGAAATTCCTCTGGTTGTAAGATTCTTTCTGTTAATGTTACGTTAGAAGTTGGATCAAAATCACAACTAGCATCTTTTAGAATACTATCTAATGCTAATTTTTTGATTACCTCTTTGAATTTGATGTTAGGTTTTATACTAACACCACCCTGTGATAATGTAACCCCACTCAATAGAGCAGCAGCGATATACTCACCTGCGAACTCTCCTGCGTATGAAGTTGTTATACTTGTTGTAGTAGCCATATCTCTTTTATTTATTTATTTATTTATTAACTTGGATCAGTAGCTGTAATTGAACCTGCTGCGTTTCCGATACCCCAAACATACCACTTATTACCATCTGACCAGATGTCGATAAAATCTCCAACTGATTCTGCTGATGCCACGAAGTTAATTTGGTCCTCTCCTGAAGCTGCTACAGATGCACCATTTACTACTAAAATTCCATCTATATTATCTCCTTCTGCACTATCAATGATATAATTTGATGTATCAAATGCGTTTGCTACAACAAATCTAAAATTAAGTCCAGACTCTACTGATGGTAATGTTACTGTAACCCCTGCTGATGCAGCAAGTTCGTACCATTTACCACTATCTGCTGATGTAAGAGTAACTGCTGCTGATACTGCATCAACATCATTTTTAATTCTTACAACATCATTATTAACGTGTGTTAAAACTGCCATAATTATTTATATTTATTTATTTGTTATTTGTTCCATTACTCTATCTAATGTGGACATTCTTCTGTTTTGTGCAAACTTGAACCCTCTACTAGACTTTTCTTGTTCTGGACTATGTTTGAGTGGCTCGGCAGCAGGTTTGGATAACTCTTGTTTCAGAGCTTCTTTTTCTTCTGCTTCGCTATTCAAAACTTCCGTTACTGCTAAAGATACCTTTTCTTCTAAATCACTAGACATTTCTTCTTTCTCTTTGTCTTTGTGATCCATCATCTTATTGATATGCTCTTTCAATTCATCCATTTCTTTACGAAATTCCTCTCTTGTTACATATCTAGCATCCACTTTTTCTTCATCTTTTTTTTCATCTTCTTCGTGTTCTGCATTTTTGATTTCTTTGATCATACCTTCTTCCTCAACAACAAGAACTCTAGCATCTTCAAGTTCGTACTCTCCTACAGGTAGAGCAACTTTTTCATCTTCCGTTTTAATAAAAACTTCTTTGCCTGATTCGAAAACTTCTGCTTCCAAAACAGTTCCATTCTCTAACTTGAGTTCTGCTAATTGAATATCAGATAACTCAACTCCAAGAATGTTTTTCACTTGTTTTAATACTTCTGTCGCTTTCATAACTATATATCGCTTTTTAAAATTTATTTTGCATTTTGTTTTTAGAATGGTAGCTCATCTCTAAAGCCAAAGTCCATTTGTTTCATATCTTGATTTAATCCTCTTAATTGATTAATTTCAGGTATATTTGAATCTAAACCTAATTCTTTAAGTGAATTTTCAGCTTTAGTGGCTTTTTTTTGTGCATTTTTTATAAGAGCTTTTATCTCTCTTGATTCTTTAAAAGCAAATTTAAATAAAGATGATGAAGATTTCAGTTGCTTTTGTGTTTTAGCTTCTGCATCTACTGCTTCTTTCAAAAGTTTTATGTAAATGTTATATTCTTTTTCTGTATTTTTATAAAGAGTTTTTTGAGTTTGAACTTTTCTTTGTATCGTTTCAACTTCTTGCCTTAATTCATCTACTAAACCTAAATTTACTTTTTCAATTATTTTGTTATTTTTTTTGCTTAATGCTTCTAAAATTATTTTTAACTCCATAATAATATATCGTTTATTAAATTAATATTTGCTTTTTATCCTGTTCGTGATACGCCATTTATACTAGCATTACTACCACCTTTCAACGCACCAATGCCCTGTGCGTGTAATTCTCCTGTACAACACTCTATTTTGTAAGTGAGTCCATCTTTGCAAAGACAAGCTCTCCTACCACCTTTTGGACTTGTGTAACTTGGTATGTAATCTTTGTTTTTCATTTGATGTTTTAGATATAAATTTTATATTATTATCTACCAAAAAATCTAGCACCCTCACGTTTTGCTCTTTGATATTCATCAAGAGCTTTTTGATATTTATTGTCTGTTTTTATACCTAAATCTTTTGCTGCATTTTCATACTTACCTAGTAAGGTAATATATGAAGTAGTGTTAAAGTTGTTCAAGGTATCTCTAAAATTAAATATCTCTTTACTTATACGATTTTCTTCTTTACGAATTTCATCCTTAGCATCATTAATTTTTCTATATTGTTGTTCTATGTCATCTACTAAAGCTAACTTGGTTTTTTTGCTAATGTATTTTTTGAATTTGTGTAGTTTCATATCTTTTATTTTTTATTACTTTTCGGATGTCCTTTTGGTAACAGATCAAAATCGCCTGTGTATTTAGGATTTTGTGGTCTGCCGTTTCTTACTAAATATAAGTATGCATTTACTCTAGCTTGTGCCCAAGCAGTTGGCGATTGTATTCTAGGACTATGTGATACATTGAATGCACCCAACCCTCTTTGGAATACTGCCTTTAATTGTCCTATTGTTACACCATAACCTAGTTTGTCTTTGTATCTTTTGTTAAAATCATCAGACTTTTTCTGTAGTGTCGCTTCATCTTTCTTGCTTACTTTTGCACCTCTGCTTGTAGAAGCATCTCCCTTTGCCGTACCCTGACCTTTAGGTCTTGGATTGGGTGTGCCTGACTTTGGTGCTTTTGGACTTTTTCTAATACCACCTCTAGGACCTATCTCTGCCATCTTTACGCACTTGTGTTTCTGATAATCTTTTCTATATCCTTCTGGACATTTGTATTTTTTAAATTCTTCTTCTGTAAGTGCGTGTTGTTCACAAGGCATATACCAAGTCATATCTTCAAACTCGTGTTCGTGTATGCCATCACAACCAATATCTTTAGCAATCTTTTCTGCCATCTCTTTGGATGAATAAGCAAGTCTGTCCATAATAATCGCAAAGTCATCATTGACCTTTTGACTATATAGATCAAGTTTGCCTAACTCTTTTAATTTTTTTTCTGCATATCTTTTACCTGCAAGACCACCCCAAAGTAAATATGAAATTGTACCACACGCTTCTTTGTCCTCTGGTTTGTAATACTCCTCTGCTCTTGACAAAAAAGAATACATACGACTTACTGTTTGTTCACTAATTGCTTTACCCTGTGCTAATTGTTGCGCCCTTATTTTACCAACATCAGTTGCACATTTGTTGTTTACTTTTTTGTTTAAGTCAATACCTCTTTTTGCATTGTTCTTTACTGCATCTGGATAATCACTAAAACTTTCAAATATTAATCTTTTACCTGCTTTGTATCTTTTGTCGTTTCGTATAATTCCTTTTACTTGTGATAGTAATTCCTCTGCTTCTTCTTCTTCAATCTTTGCTAGGTCTTTTATTGTTTGATCCTTCGGTCTTTCAGCTTTGTCTGCAAAGTAACCTTCTATACTAAATCCTTTTACTTTGCCTGTCTTTACAAATTCTTCCCAAATCTGATCATTGTTTACTTTTACTGCACCTACCCAAGTACCTACAGGATATTCGAGACCATATAATGCAGTCTTGTCTTTTTTTGTGTCCTCTACAATCCAACTCTCTACTAGTGAAAGACCTTTGATTGTATGTTGGTGTTCTAGTGTAGAATTATTCTGATTGCCTTTTTGTAAATATATTTGTGATGCTTTTCTTACAGTTTCTCTTGAAAAATAAATATAGTATTCCTCATCACCATTTTTTCTGTAGATAGGTTTGTTAGGTACAAGTAAAGCACCTAATAATATTTTCTTTTCTTTATCTACTTCTTTGAGTGTGAGTATCTCTCCTTTAAGTGCAATAAAATCTTCTTCTATTGCAGGATTTTCAACTATGCTTATTGCTTCGATACCTGTTAAATCTTCGTTGTCATCTAGGATCAATTCAACTATCTTCATAATTATATATCGTATTATTTAATAGTTTTTGTCTATCCCAAAGAACTTTCTTGTATTATGTTTCTGTCTAAACTTTGAGCAGTTGATACATCTCCTGCAACTACAAATGCTTTTACAGGTTTTTGTGCCTGTTGACCTATAGCTTCTGCAAGTTGTGTTTGTGGGTCTGATCCGACAATATTGAATGAGGGTGCGCTTGGTGTTGACACACCTCTACCACCACCTGAAATATCTCCACCTATAGAAGGACCACCCCCTTTTACTTTTGATAATATCTGTTTTGCCTGACTGACTGTGCTTAAAACTGCTGCAATTTGAGTGGCATAAAATATAGGGAACGCAAACGCTGCTGCTGGTCCTGTTCCTGCTGCCGTTTTTTGTGCTATATCTAAACCTTGTGCAAAACCAACTCCTGTTTTAATAATTATATCTGCTAGAGCTGCTGCTTTACTTGCGTTAGTTCCCTCTTGCAAAAGTCCACCTAAAGCACCAACAACATTACCAACTGCTTGTGCAAAACCTATTTGAGCTTTTAGTCTTGCATCTAAAATCATATCTTCTTGTTCAGAAATTTGTTTTTCTCTATCAAGTTTTTTTTGAGCCATCTCAACTTCAAATTCATCTAAAGCAATTTGAGCATCAACCTTTGCTTGTGTTCCTGCGTTTGCTTCATCAACAATTCTTTGTAATCTGTTTCTCTGTATCGTTGCCTCTTCTAAATCGATTTCTTTTTCTCTTTCTAATCTTTTTAAATCATCCTCTATTTTACTTGCATTGATTCTTTTTCTCTCAATTCCTAAATTTGCTTCTGATTCTAGTTTGGAGTTTGTTAATTCTATAAGTTCCCTGTCAAGTGCAAGATCATTTGATTTTTGTTCACTCATAAATCCTGCAATCTGTGCTTCTACTGCTGCCCTTTCGTTTTTGGCTTCTTGTAGCGCGATTGCGTTTGCATCATTGTCATTTTTCTTAAATTGTTCCTCTGCTGCTTTTAGTATAGCATCTGCATTTGCCAACATTAATTTTTCTTGTTCTTCAAGAACTGCTTTTAATTCATCATTTGCTTTAATTCTTTCCTCAACAGTATTTCTTTCTTCATCTCTTACTTGTCTTAATTTCTCTGCTTGTAAATCAAAACCTTCTATAAGACCTTGATTTTTAACTCTTGCTATTTCTGCTTGTTTGTTAAGTTCAACATTTGCTTTACCTGCCTTTATAGTTTCTTTGACATAATCACTTGTAGCTTTGGTAACTTTACCAACTGTCTCTACTGTTTTATCAAAACTATCATCAACACCAGTTAAAACATCTATACTTTCTTTACCTGCACTTTTTACATCTTCTAAAGCACCTTTAAAATCTCCACTAAATACTTTTTTTACGGCACTTGCAAGAAATCCTAATGTATCTAAATAACTTTCAAAACGCTCTTGTATGTTTCTCTTGAAAGCGTTAGCAAAATCAATTAATGATTGTTTTGGATCTTCAAATATTGATTTAAAAACATCTACGACACCACCTACATTATCAAAAAGAAAATTAAAAAAGTCATTAAAAGCAAGTGAGAGAACTTCAAATGTTGTATTGAAGAAATCTGCAACCTTTTGGTTTTCATTCAATACCTCTGTAAATTTTGCAAATGCTGCCACAACTATACCTATACCTAAAGCTTTAAGTCCAGTACCAATTTTTTTGACACCTTTTGCAGCGATATTTGAGGATGTTTCTACATCTTTAAGACCTTTTGCAGTATCTTTGTTGCCTTGAGTAACTTCTTTATTAAGATTTTTTATTTCCTTCTTTGTTTCTTGAATACCTTTTATGGCTTCATTTGTTTTAGCTTCTAAATTTATTATTACTTCTTTTGCCATTTTATCTCATTTTTTATTTGTTTGAATGTCCTTGTAAAAGTTTTTGGTAATTCATACTTACCCTGTGCAATCCTAATGTTTTCAGTTTCGCCATTCACAAACTCCAATAATTGTAATATTCCCTGTATCATTATGATATTGTATTTACTTTGGTTAATAATTCTAAACTACTCTTACCTGTCTGTAGGTTTGTTGTGATTTTGTTTATGTAAAATTCTGTATTGCCAACTACTATTGTATCACTTAATTTGTATCTCAATAAAAACTTTTGTGGAAGTATTGCGTTGACTTTTACCAATCTTCTGTTGTAACTAAATACATCCCTAATATACTTGCTATAAAAATTTAAGAATAATGTATTATTGTCCTCTACTGTTGCTACAAAAGGATTAATTTCTGTACTAAAATTCAAAGTATTGCCTGTTGTAAGTGTTGTGAATGTAGTTGTAACATTTGATTCACTTGATACTGTAGATGTTCTTAAAAGACTTCCTGTAACTAGTGGATTGACTGTTGTAGAACTGTTTGGACTTACCGATACTGTTTCTGTGTCAAAAGTAGATGGATTGACATACTCAAAACTTACTGCACTTGATTCTCCAGAGCTGACTGCAATAACAACACTTTGTGTACCTACTCTAAAATTACTTGCTCTATTGTATTGAGTGATACTCAATGGTGTACCTGTTCCACCACCATCTTGCATCTGTATTGCTGTACCTGTTGTGTTTGCTCTAAAAAACATAAGAGGTTTATTTATAACAGGTGCTTGGTTGTCATCTACAAAATATCCAAATCCTATTGTTGTATCACTATTGTCGTTTCCATCTGTGAGCTTTTCAAAAAACATTTTTTCAAAGGGTAATTGTACCCTGTAGTCTTGTCCTCTGTTTAATCTAGGATCACGACCACTACCTGATGTTGAACTTGCTTTTACACTTCCTAACTGTCTGTTGTGTATTTTTTCAAAAAAGAAAGCACCAAATGTTTTTGGATCAGCAAACTTAAATTGTATATCATTAAATGGTACACTAAAGTTGCTTTCTCCTTGACTTGTATCTACAAACTCTGTGATGTCTCTACTTGAACCACTTGCATAAAAACTATCTAGTGTTTTTACAACTACTTTACCAAAGTCATCACTACTTGGATCATCTTCAATAAATGCAGTCAGATTAAACATTTTGAATATTCCTGTCAAAAACTCTAGTATGCCTATGTCTGGTATGTTGTCTTGAACAAATATTGTTTCTACCAAACTATCTGGTTCTACTATATTTGCAGTTATTGTTGCATCTATGTCATCTTGTGAATCTGAATCTGTCTGCCTTCTAAACTGTAATGAGTATGTCAAGTTTAAACTTGTTTCTGTAGTCTCTATTAAAAATTGTATGTTTTGTTGTTCAAAAGAAGCATTTATACCACTATCAAAAAATTTATT